ATTTTACACAGTTAATCGGAAAAAATAGAAGGTTTGTAACAAAAATTACTAAAATACCAGCACAGCCGTGCGTTCATGTGGACACAGGCACTCAATTCCTAGTCGGAGAAGGCTTTATTCCCGTATGTTAACCCTAGAACAAGAGAAAATCCTTGACAACTTTGCAAAAAACAACAAACACTGGCCAAAAACGGAGCTCGACGCCGCGCTCTGGCAAGTCAAATGGCAGCTCCAAGCGCTCCCCCACCAAAGAGAGCCCGAAGACGGAGAGTATGACACGTTCCTCATGCTCGCAGGTCGAGGCTCAGGGAAAACGCACACCGCATCACACTGGATTGGGATTCGTGCATGGAAACATCCAGGAACTAGATGGTTGGTCACTGCACCTACTTCTAACGACATCCGCGCGACCTGTTTTGAAGGGGATTCTGGACTTTTAAACATCATCCCACCATCTTTAATTAAGGATTACAACAAGTCATTGTTTGAAGTGACACTAATCAACGGCTCTATCATCCAAGGTATACCTGCGTCAGAGCCAGAACGTTATCGTGGTAAGCAATTCCATGGTGCTTGGTTTGACGAGCTCTGTGCGTTTGAGTATTTGGATGACGCATACGACGGTGTACAGTTTACTTTGCGTTTGAAGCACCCCAACATCGAACGTGTGCAGCAAATTATCACAACCACACCAAAACCTAAAGAGTTGATTGTAGATTTAAACGAGGGTAAGATTGGTGGTGACGTGTACGTGGTAAACGCCAGCTCGTACGACAATAAGTCTAACCTATCTAGTACGTTCTTCAAACAGCTAGAGACGTACGAAGGCTCGGACTTAGGCAAGCAGGAAATTTACGGTGAGATTCTTGACCCAGAAGACGCAGGTATTATAAAACGTAAGTGGTTCCGCCTGTGGGACGATAAAAAAGAGACGCCTACCCTAGAGTATGTCATTGCCAGCTACGACCCCGCCACGAGCGAGAAGACGCACAATGACCCTACTGCTTGCGAGGTATGGGGAGTGTTTGACAGACAAGATGCAGGTACCTGTGTGCTGTTGTTGGACTGCTGGGATGCTCACTTGTCTTACCCAGAGCTACGTAAGAAAGTTATGGATGACTTCAAAGAGGTTGTCTACGGTTCTGACAATGCTTTTGCTAAAGGCAGGAAGGCAGACCTCATTCTTATGGAAGATAAGTCGGCTGGTATATCTCTAATTCAAGAACTACAGGGCGCGGGCGTGCCTGTACGTGGATACAACCCAGGTAAAGCTGATAAAGTCCAGCGTGTTAACATTATTGCGCCATTGATTGCTAAAGGAAAAGTATATATCCCTGGCGACCCAGACAAGCCAGGTGAAGTGGCACCATGGGCCAAACGTTTTATACGTCAGGTGTGTTCGTTCCCTGAGTCTGGAGGTCATGATGACTATGTGGATGCGCTGTCACAGGCCTTACGAGTCTTACGTGACTCTGGCTGGCTACAACTGGACCCTTTGCCTGCCAGGGACTATGATTACGCCGACGACAGGAAAAAGAGCGAGAACCCATATTCCCAATAAGGGCGAATCCCCCCAGTATTCTGCATAAGTAGAGATAGGGATAAACCCAATAAGAATAATACATATGAACCCAATTAAAACACCGCAGGAGATGTTGGCTGAGATGGCAGGCATTCCTCATATGGCAGGAGGCAGGGCTGTGGGACAATTTGATAGAATGATTGCTGCGGCAATTGCAAAGTATAAACAGTTAAACAACAAAGCTCCTTCTGCACAAGAAGTTGAGCAGTTAAAGTCACACATTCAAGGTTTATCTAACCCAACTAGCGGTTTACGTTCTGGCATGTCTGCACAACCAAGAGCAGCTTTTGAGTTGGCTACAGACCCAAACCTAATTAACCCTAACACTGCCAGAGATGAATTCTTAACTAAGATGACAACTGGCAGAACGACAAAGGGAACTAGCTTGCGCCCCGTGGTTGAAGATATTACAGACCCATCGGTTGTAAAGAACATTGAAAGTCAACAGTTGGAAGAGGGAGTACGCAACTCTATCACACCATCAGCGGATTACTTGGGTGAAGTGTCTACTAACATTGAGAACTCAGCATTGCAAGGTGGTGCGTTTGATAAGTTAAAGCAAGGGTTTTTTGAAAAGACCGGACGCTATCCAGACGCAGACGAGACAAATGCTTTGATTGCAGAGTTTAATCCTGCAAGACATCAGTATGGTTCACAAGGTGTTGGTATTATGAGTCAACGCCCACCGTCAGCAAAAGGAATGACAGACTTCCGTAACGCCGCGCGTAACGAAGGCGTAGAAGAATCATACCTCACTAAGCGCCAAGGCAACTACCCACAATATATTCAGGATGAGTTGACTATCCAACGCGGACAACTACCAAGTATTAAAGAAGCTAAGAAGCGTGTACCAAAAGATGTACAACCAACAGACTTTTACGTTGACGAAAACGGCAACTTGGTTAAGATATACCCAACCATGAAGGCTGGAGGCGGTCAGATTACGCCAGACGAAATGCGTTACATGATGGTGGCTTATGGAAAAGAGCCACAGAAATTTTCTAACGGTGGAATGCCAACCCTTAAAGATTTAGATGAGTGGACTTTATCGCAAAAAGACCCTTACGGTTTTGCACCAAAATTTCAAGCCTACGAACCCGGCATTAGAGAACGTGCTACAGATAAGATTGCTCCGTACTTAGAAAAGATTGGAATGACACCACGTAGAGCACGTGAACAAGCTGGTGTAATCACAGGTGACATAGGTAGCATGGACCCACAAGGTATTACAGCCAAAACAGGAATTGGTCCTACAATGTTTTTAGACCCATTAGCACCTTTTGAGGCAGTTGAACAATTTAAACGTGGTGACACATTGAGTGGAGCTTTATCAGCGTCAATCCTACCCGGACAAGCAATGGCAATTAAACCCCTAAAAACAATGGGCGCTAACAAAATTAAGAAACTAAAATAATCTATGGCAAATCCAAAACTACCAATGCAAATGGGCTCTAATCTGCCGTCACTAGACAACGAGCAGGACATTGAAGAAGCTCTTATGCAAGAAGAAGAGATTGAACACTTTGAAGAAGTGTTAGGTCTTGAGCCGGGTGAAGCTGACGAAGAAGTTATTGAGTTAGAAGATGGTTCTGTAGTTATTAACTACAGACCAACAGAAGGCCCTATTCAAAATCCAGAGTTCTACGTTAACTTAGCAGAAGAGTTTGACGAAGGCATGCTAGACGCATTGGCGTATGAGTACCTTGACCTAATTGACGTAGATAAAGAGGCTAGAAAAGAGCGTGATAAACAATACGAAGATGGATTACGTAGAACAGGACTTGGAAAAGATGCACCAGGTGGTGCGACATTTGATGGCGCATCAAAAGTTGTTCACCCAGTCATGGCTGAGGCGTGTGTCGATTTTGCAGCGTCAAGCGCTAGAGAATTATTACCTCCTGACGGAATGGTCAAAGCCGAAATAAAAGGTGAAGCAAACCGTAAACAAATAGAAGTTGCAGAACGCAAAGCCGCGTTCATGAACTGGCAGTTGACAGAACAAATTCCTGAGTATCGTGACGAGACAGAAATATGTTTGACTCAGTTACCTTTAGGTGGTTCTCAATTTAAAAAATGGCGTTACGATTCAGAGCAACGTCGTCCTATGTGTGAGTGGGTGCCAATTGATAACATCTTGTTGCCATATTCAACTACAAGTTTTTACACGTCACAGCGTATAACAGAAGTACAAGACATTACAGAAGATGTATTTATACAACGTGTCGAGCAAGGTATTTATCGCGACATCGATTCAGACTATGTATCTGATTTAAGCATTGATGACCAGACAAACGCACAAAAAGCTAACGACAAGATTGAAGGTAAGTCCACCACATCTAAAAACGTTGACGGCGTCCGTCGTATTTATGAAATTACTTGCTTCTTACGTTTAGAAGACGACCAGGAAACACAAGGCAGAAGAGCTCCGTACATTTTATGTATTGATGAGTCAACAAGCAAAGTACTATCATTGTGCCGTAACTGGGCATATGGGGATGACAAACTTACAAAATTGGATTGGTATGTCGAGTATAAATTCATTCCTTGGCGCGGTGCTTATGCTATTGGCCTACCTCATCTTATTGGTGGGTTATCTGCTGCTCTTACTGGCTCTCTCCGTGCTTTATTGGACGCTGCTCACATTAATAACAGTCAGACAATGCTTAAGCTCAAGGGCGGCCGCATTTCGGGCCAAAGCGATAGAATTGAGCCGACGCAAGTTTTAGAGATTGAAGGAGCGCCAGGTGTTGATGACGTACGTAAGTTGGCAATGCCACTTCCGTTTAACCAGCCAAGTTCTGTACTATTTAATCTTTTAGGTTGGCTAACAACAGCAGCCAAAGGCGTTGTAACTACTGCAGAAGAGAAGATTGGTGAAGTAAACTCCAATACTCCTGTAGGAACTACACAAGCTCTTATTGAGCAGGGCGCTAAAGTGTTCTCTAGCATTCATGCAAGACTACACCGCTCACAAGCTAAATCATTCCAGATTCTTTCTCGTATCAATCACTGGTACTTGGAAGAAATGGACAACCAGTCAGGTGTTGAGATTGAAGTTCGCGACTTTGCTGCGAACAACGATGTCCGTCCAGTATCTGACCCTAATATTTTCTCTGAAACACAGAGAATGGCGCAAGCACAAGCTATTTTACAAATGGCTTCTCAAGCACCACAACTATACGATTTGAGGGCGGCACACCGTCGTGTCTTGAAGCAAATGAAGGTCCCAGCAATTAACGAGATATTGCCCGACCCAGATGGGATTAAAGAATCTAATCCTGCACTGGAGAACGTTGCAATGTCCATGGGCCGCCCTGCGGCAGCCTACCCAGACCAGGACCATATCAGTCACATTAAGATTCACTTAATGTATGCAGCAGACCCAAATTACGGCGGCAGCCCTCTTATCGGACCTCAATTTGCGCCACAAGCGCTTGAGCACATTAAGCAACACTTAACATTGCACTATTTGCAATCTATGCGTGCCTATGTCGCTCAAGCTGCCGGTGGTGAAGATACTCTTAAGTTGCACGAAGAAAATCCAATGGATATTGAGAGCCAACAAGCTCTTGCCTTGGCTGCTCAGATGGTTAACGAAGATGCACAGGCTACATTCCAGTCAGCTCAACCGGCAATACAAGCATTGCTACAAAAAGTACAGCAAGCTCAACAGTCTGCTCGTGAGCAAGCTATGAACAGTGACCCGACGGCTCAAGTTATCATGAAAACACAGATGGCTGAGACAGAACGTAAAGCTAAAGAGTCTGAGACTAAGATGCAAATAGAAATGCAGAAGCACCAGCAGGAATACCAGCTTAAAGTTGCTCAGTTGGAGCAAAAGGTACAAGAGCTTATGGCTAAGTACAACACTCAAGTGGCAATTGATGAGCAGGCTAACGCCACTGAAATTGCATTGGCTAACATTAACAACGCCTCGCGTGAGCGCGTCGCCCAAATTAACGCTGTGGGTCAGCTAACACAGCAACAACAGCAACTTGAGCACGAGCAAAACATGAGCGCCATTGATGCTATTAATTCTGCGGACGAAGACATTAGACAGCACGGTATTCAGGTAGAACAACAGGCGTTTGCCGAACAGGCAGCACAAGTTCAAAAGACGCTAGATGCAGAACAGCAAGCTAATCAAGCACAACAGCAACACATGCAAAATTTAGAACAACAGGCAGCAGAAACACAATTACAACCCCCACAACTATCACCCCAAGGAGTATAAAATGGCCGATAAAAATTTACAAGGCTTCCGTCAAACGTATCAAGAGACCGGCAATTTGTCAAGCGGCGGCGGTCCTGACGCTAAAATCGAAAAAGGCGCATCAGGTTCAAAGCGCTCAAACAATGCAGACTTAACAGCAAACAAGTTAAAATTAGCTGGTAAAATTGGTCCATACAATAACTTACGCAAGTCTAGCGGTAGTCTTTACTAACTTTTGGGGCGGAAAATATTCTGCCTTTGCATAAGTAGTAATATATGGACATTATTTCAAATTTTATATCTCTTGCAAAAGAGACGAAACAGGAAATTGCGGACACTGTCGCCGCAGGCCGCGGGGTAAATTCTTTTGAGAATTATCAACGCCTCGTGGGTAGAGCCGAAGGGATACAAATAGCCCTTCAAATTTTAGACGACATCATGACAGGAGATGACGAAAACGAAGAGTCGTAAGACTTATAGGAGCAATGTAAATTGTTTGATATATCAAGTAAAGACGAACCAGATTTACGTTCGGAAGCAGAATGTTTTCCTAATGTAGACCCAGGCGTTGAGGTAGTTGGTGACCGAGTTCTTGTACAATTAAGACGAGAAAAAACAACCAGCAAAGGCGGTATTATCCTGGTGGATGAGACCAAGCAAACGTTAAGGTTTAACGAAACGGTAGCTAAAGTGGTGCAAGTTGGCCCCTTAGCATACAAGAACTTAGAAGACCTAGCTCCTTGGATTGAAGGTCCTTGGTGCAAAGAAGGCGACTTAGTTCGTACCATTAAATATGGTGGTGACCGGTTTGTTGTTAATCCAGAAGATGGCGGAGCACCTGTAGTGTTTATTACATTACAAGCTCGTGAAGTCATTTCAAAGATTAAGAGCTTTGAATTTGCACAAAAAATGAAGGCCTTTGTAGACTAACTTTGAAGAAAGTATAATATGAGTGAAAAAGACATCCCTGTCCAAGAACAGGAAGATGGTTCGGCTTTAATTGCAGTAGAGCAAGAAGTTGACCCGTTTGAGAAAGAAGAAGAGGGCGATGAGCCTGAAGAGCACGCCGAAGGTGGTGAAGTAGAAGCCTCCGACGACGACAGCTACGAAGATGAAGACCCGGAAGAGCGTGAGAAAATCCGCGAAGCCCGACGCGAAGAGCGAAAGCTAAAGAAAGAACTAGCCAAGCAACGCGACGCTTCAGCAAAACATAAGATTAGTGCGCTTGAGCGCCGAAATGAAGAACTGGCAAGACGATTGGCTGCAGTTGAATCTACAGCGTCATCATTCCAGTTTGCTCAGGTGGACAAAGCGATTGAAGACGAGGCAACACGCGTCGAATACGCTAAAATGAAATTGTTACAGGCATCACAAGCCGGTGACGCAGAAGGACAAGTAGAGTACTTGGAACAGTTGCAAGATTCAAAGCAAAGACTTGCACAAGTTCAAGCCTACAAGAAACAACAGCTTGATAATGCTAGACGACCAAAACAAAACGTTCCTAACCCAGTAACACAAGAGGTTCAGCGTAACGCAACAGAATGGTTAGGCAAGAACAAGTGGTATGACCCACAGGCGCGTGACACAGACTCACGAATTGCCAAAGTTGTTGACCAAGAATTAGCCGCTGACGGCTGGGACCCAGCAGACCCTGAGTATTGGGATGAGTTGGATAACAGACTAACAGCACGTTTGCCACATCGCTATGCAGCGAAGACTGGCTCTACTACCAAACGCGGTGGCCCAACTGCTTCAAGCAGAACAGCCAACCCAACCGGTAAGTCAGCCAACACTGTCACGCTAAGCCGTGAGAGAGTCAATGCCATCAAAGACGCGGGAGCCTGGGATGACCCAGTTAAACGCAATAAAATGATTAAGGCATATAACGCATACGATAAAGCAAATAAAGGATAATTATTATGGCAAACACAAGAATTAAGCGCGATACAAGCGCAACAAGAGACTTAGACGACCGCTTAGCAAGCCGTGCAGGTGAAGTGATAGCGTCAAGAAACACTGCCCCCGAGGCAGATATAGCACGTAGGGAACGCCTTGATGCGTTCCGCGATAAATGGGCAAACAGTGCGTTGCCAGACCTGCCCAAGGATATTATCCCTGGGTTCCATTTGTGCTGGTTGTCAACGACCAACACTTATGACAGTATCGACAAACGTATGGCGTTGGGTTATGAGCCAGTGAAAGCCGGAGAGTTAGGAAAAGGCTTTGAAGCACTAGGTAAGATGAGCTCAGGCAAGTTTGAAGGCTGTGTTAGTTGTAACGAAATGGTTCTCTTTAAGTTACCAGAGGACGTGTATCAAGAAGTAATGCGTATGCTTCATTTAGAAGACCCGCTTGAGCACCAACGCAATATCACAGCGCAAGTTCGTGATACTGCACAGGGAAACAAGGGTGGACGCTCAGTTCTTGAAGGCGGCTTATTGGAAATGGAAAAAGAGACCGCAAAGGCGAACAATAGAGATATTCGCTTCTCATAACATACTTCAATAACAACAAAGGAAAATAAATGGCATCAACATTTCTCCCCTTTGGTCTGAAGCCAGTGTATCATCCAAGCGGTCTTGACCGTGCGGTTCCATTTGTGGGTACAAATACCTTCACAACTGGTACTACATACACAGCCCCTTACTCTTTGAGTTCAGGTCAGGCTTTTTACCAATACCAACCAGTTAGCTTAACAGCTTCTGGCCAATTAACAATCGCAGCAACATCTGCAACTGGCGGTTCAGCTGGTACAGTGTACGGTGTATTTGACGGTGTTGAGTTCACAGACTCACAAGGTCGTCGTTCAGTATCTAAGTGGGCTTCTAAGTTAACCTTAGACGCTTCTACAGAAATCGTATTCTGGATTTTTGCAGACCCAGCATTAGTATACGAAGCGCAAGTTAGCGGTTCTGCTTCTACAGCATCTGTAGGTCGTCAATATGACTTCTCAGCAGCAACTGGTTACACAACAGCCGATGGTCAATCTATCGGTAACGGTGGCGCTGGCTTTTCTAGAACAGCTTTAGCAGCATCTCCTGTTGCTACAACTGTACAAGGTCAAGTACGCGTAGTAGGTTTAGGCCGTGAAGTAGCATTCCCAGCAGGTCAGACAAACGCTTGGGGTGACGCTTACACGATTGTTCAAGTCCAAATCGCTAACAATACATTCGTAGCGCCGAAGGCTTCGATTTAATTTATAACGAAAGAAAGGTAATAAGCAATGGCAACTCCAATGCGTAGTACGGACTTTCGTGCGGTAGTCGAGCCGATTATCAACGAAGTCTTTGATGGCGTTTATGAACAACGCGACGATGAGTGGAAAGGTTTTGTAGACCAAATCACCGGTATTCCACGTAACTATCATGAAGAAGTAATGCTCTTCGGTATGAACGCAGCTCCTGCAATGCCTGACGGCACTCCAGTTAGCTACGACCAAGGTGGTACTTTGTACATCACACGTTTCATCTATCAAATTTATGGCTTAGCATACGCTTTGACTAAAGTTTTGATGGAAGATGGCGACCACATTCGTATCGGTTCAACATTTGCTAAGCACTTAGCTCAGTCAATGATTGAAACAAAAGAGACATTATGCGCTAACTTGTTGAACTTCGCGTTCACAAGCGGCTATGTCGGTGGTGACGGCGTAACTTTAGTTAACGGTGCACACCCAATCGCTAACGGTCAGACTTACTCTAACCAGTTATCAACAGCAGCTAACTTGTCTCAGACATCTGTAGAACAGATTTTGATTCAAATTCGTGGCGCTGTAGACAACAACGGTAAGCGTATTCGTCTAAAGGCAGAACAGCTAGTAGTACCTCCAGCTTTAGAATTCCAAGCTGAAGTTATTCTCAAGTCTGTATTGCGTTCAGGCACAGCCGATAACGATTTGAACCCAATCAAGTCAACAGGTATGTTACCAAAAGGTACGCACGTTGTTACTCGTTTGAGCTCAAGCAAAGCATGGTGGGTTCAGACTGATGCTGAAAACGGTTTGATGTTAGTAATGCGTCGTCCATTAGAGAAATCTATGGAAGGCGATTTCGAGACTGACTCAATGCGTTACAAGGCAACTGAGCGTTATGCAACAGGTTGGCACGATGCACGTAACATCTACGGTACAGCTGGTTTATAATCAGTCGGAAATAGAGCTAAAAACCCCACTTCGGTGGGGTTTTTTGTTTTAGGGGCGTTTTTACCCACGTTTTTGCATAAGTAGTAATAGGAAGATTCATCCCATTCTGACCGCCGATACTTCCCGGACGGACGACTCAGAGACAGTTTGGGATAACCACTGAGATAAGGAAACACTCAAAATGTCATCAACATTTACATCCCCAATTCGCGTATTTAAACGTAACAACCCAACAAACGACGGCACAATTGCTCCAGATAACACTGGCGCAGTACGCATAAGCCAACAAGACGTAATTCTAAACCCAATTACAGCCGTAACTGCTGTAGCTACCACATTAACAACAGCCCCAGTTGGCACAACCACGGCAGTTCCTTTTGTAATACCGGCCGGTTCTATTATTGAGTCATTTTCTCTTTATCAAACCACAGTTCCTGTTGGTTTAACTGGTGGTGTAATTACTGTATCTATCAGCATTACCAACCCATCAACTGGCGTTGTAACTACTACCGCTATTGGTACAATTACTCCAACAGCAGCCGGTGGCCGTATCGCTGGTGTATTTACAGCCTCAGCAGCTGTTGCCGCTATTATTGCTAACATTGGTCCACTTGACGCAACATTGACATTCTCTGCAGCAGCAGTGACAGTATTAACAAGTGGTTCTTTGGGTGGAACATTAGACGTTAACTACACAGCACGTAACAATGATGGTTCTATCATCGCCTACGGTTCTGGTTATACAAATAACTAATTAAGACGGCGGGCTAGTCCCGCCTCTTTTAACCTTTTAGGAAAAACCATGGCAAATCAAGTAGAATACCAAGCACCCCCACATTCCGTATCCGTTCAAGGAGCCTACGAGCCCTTTAACCTTCAAGTAGCACGCGGTCAAATTATGGGTCACTCGGCCGTTACAGTCTTTGGATATAATGGCGACCTTGACCAAACAGAAGAGTCAATCTGGCCCGATGGCGGAACTGTACCACACCCAACAACTGCCTCGGTATTAGATATTGTGTCTACTAGCACAGATGATGATGGTAGCCCAGTAGGGACAGGGGCAAGAACTGTATATATTGAAGGTTTAAATGGTAGTTACAATGTTGTTAGCGAAACTGTTACGCTAAATGGCACAACTGCTGTTGCTACAACCAATACATATCTTTATGTTAACCAATTTTATGTTGCTACCGCAGGTAGTGGCGGAGTAAACGCAGGTGAAATAACTGCAAAAGTTGGTGCCACATTGTATGATTTAATTGCTGTAGGATACAACCAGCGCACCACGGCGCACTATTGCGTGCCGGCCGGTTACACAGCATATTTAACAGAAGCTGTTCTTACCGCCGGACAGGCGTCAGGGTCTACTTCGGTTACTGCTTTTTTAAAGCAACATAGCCCAGACGGTATCTTGCGAGTAGCGGCAATATCTACATTAAACAACGGCTCAATTTCGTATGACTTTGCGTATCCTATTGCAATACTAGAAAAAAATTGCTTTGGTGCAACGGCAATTGGCACCGCCAACAACAACTCAGTCAGCGCGTTTTTTAACTTTGTTTTAATTAAGAACGACAGCCAGGTGGCTTAATGCCGGTCTACTTAGACACGCGCGGAAACACAGTACTTTCTGTTGCTATCTGTGATAGATGCAACAGAAAGTTTGCGTATGTTGATTTAATGCCAGACCCAAACTTTCCTGGCATGAGAGTTTGCAAAGATGATTTAGACAAGTTTGACCCGTGGCGTTTGCCGGCGATTCAGCCAGAAAATATTACACTACGTCATCCAAGACCTGATGTAAGTCTTGCTAGGACCAGTAGTCAAATTCAAACACAAGGTAACCCAAATAACGCCGGCAATTCTATGTTTATTGAAGGCATTCCTCCCGCGGCTGGAGCCCAGGGCGATTTAGCAGAATAAAGAGAATAATAAATGGCTGACCAATCGATATCACAACTACAAGTAGCCGGTCCGTTAACGGGCAATGAGGTTACTGTAGTTGTACAAAACGGCGTTACAAAACAAACTCAGCTGCAAGATATTTCTAATCTTGGTGGCCCAACTGGTCCTACTGGACCACAGGGCAACGCAGGACCGACAGGTCCTACAGGTTCACAAGGTGCAACAGGACCAACTGGTTCAACCGGACCGACTGGACCTCAAGGCATACAAGGCGCAACAGGACCCACTGGTTCAACCGGACCAACAGGACCGCAAGGAATACAAGGCTCAACCGGACCAACTGGTCCGACAGGTATACAAGGCTCAACAGGACCAATAGGACCCGTAGGACCAACAGGCGACACAGGACCAACTGGACCTACAGGACCACAAGGCATTCAAGGACCGACAGGACCTCAAGGCATCCAAGGACCGACAGGACCACAAGGCATTCAAGGACCGACAGGCGATACAGGACCTTTAGGACCGACAGGACCACAAGGCATTCAAGGACCCACTGGTCCGACAGGCGTTGTTGGACCTACTGGACCTCAAGGCATACAAGGCGCCACTGGACCGACAGGACCACAAGGTTCATCATCCAGTTTGTTTTTATACAAGGCGAACACCACGATAACAAGTGGTGACCCAACTGCAGGATTTATCGTGTGGAATAACGCCACACAAACCAGTGCTACACAACTTAATATCCACCATCTAACAGATAACAATATTGACATTGATATTTTCTTAGATACACTGGTAAATACCGAAGTCATTACAATCCAAGACCAAACCGTTAGTGGAAACTTTCAGACTTGGACAATTAACGGCACACCAACCAACGTTAACCCTAACACGGCTAACAGCTACTGGACGGTGCCAGTAACAATCACCTCATCAGGTGGCACGGGCGCGACAAACTTTGCAAACAACTTGCCGTTGTTCTTGGCAATTGTTAGCGGCGCGCAAGGCCCTACTGGACCACAGGGTCCTACTGGTGACACAGGACCACAAGGCCCGACAGGCCCTACTGGACCGCAAGGCATTCAAGGACCAACAGGTCCAACTGGCTGGACTGGTCCACAAGGCATTCAAGGACCAACAGGTCCGACAGGTGACACTGGACCTCAAGGCCCCACTGGTCCGACAGGATGGACTGGACCCACTGGCCCGACTGGTGACACAGGACCGACAGGACCTACAACATACCCAGCCTCTGGCGTGGCAGTATCCACTGGCACGGCGTGGGGCACGTCATTAGTGGCAGCAAGTGCAAACACCGCAAGCGCGCTGGTACAGCGCGATACAAACGGTAATTTCAGTGCTGGTACAATAACCGCAACAGCTTACATCGGAGTGAGTGGCGGCACGTTTTAATTAGGAGCAGTACATGAAAATTGCGATATATGCAATTAGTAAAAATGAAGAACAATTTGTTAAACGTTTTTGTGAATCAGCTAAAGAAGCAGATTTGATTGTAATAGCCGACACAGGCTCTACAGACAAGACGGTTGAGATAGCCAAAGAGTGTGGTGCGACGGTGTATGACATCTGCATCACACCGTGGCGGTTTGACAAGGCAAGAGACGCGGCATTAGCGTTACTGCCAAGAGACATTGATGTGTGCGTGTCTTTGGACTTGGATGAAGAGCTTCAGCCAGGGTGGAGACAAGAGATAGAAAGATTGTGGCAGCCAGACACAACCCGCATGGGTTACAAGTTTGACTGGGGACACGGTAAAGTGTTTTACTCTACCAAGTTGCACAGTCGCAGTGGGTATCACTGGCACCATCCGTGCCATGAATATATCAGAGCAGACGCAAGGACAAACGAGAAGTTTGTGTGGTCTGATATGTTGATGGTTGTACACAAGCCAGACGAAACAAAATCAAGGGGTCAGTACATGGACCTGCTTGAGATGTCAGTCAAAGAAGACCCGCTATGTCCTCGCAACGCATTTTATTACGCTAGAGAGTTGACATACTACAGCAGGTGGGAAGAGGCGATTGTGGCATTGAAGAAGTACCTAGACATGCCAGAGGCAACATGGAATAACGAAAGAGCCTACGCAATGCGCCTAATTGGCGACTCTTACGAGGCATTGGGTAGGGATGGTTTGGAGTGGTACAGAAAAGGTGTAGCAGAAGACCCGAAGGTTAGAGAGACTTGGATTGCGTTAGCAAGTGCAGCACAAAGAAAAAATTTATGGTCTGAGAGTTTTGGTGCTGCGATGAGCGCACTGGCAATTACAGAGCCAAATTATTCTTACACGGCAAGTCCAGATTCATTCAGTGCCAAACCGTATGACTTAGCAGCTATCGCTGCTTACTATTTAGGTTTAAAAGAAGAAGCATTAAAACACGGATTAAAAGCCGTAGAGTTAGAACCAAGTAACGAACGACTAATTAAAAACTTGAAATTTTACAAGGAATAAACATGGCAGCAGCAGGCTTTACACCAATATCGCTGTACTACAGCACTACGGCAAGCACACAGCCAACGACTGGAAACTTGGCGTTGGGTGAGCTTGGATTAAACATTGCTGATGGCGTGGCTTACTTTAAAAACGCAGCAGGCTCAAGCATTATTCAATTAAACGACCCCGCTGGTACAGCAGTCGCTATGGCAATCGCATTAGGTTAATAGGAAAATAAAATGGCAAATACATTTACATCGTACATGAACAAAGACGTAGGCACATCTGCTTCCACAGTGGTCACCGTTGGTGCAAGCACACAGACAACCATCATCGGCTTGTCTTTCGCTAACACCACAAACGCACCAATCACAGCCAGTGCGTACATCACACGCTCTGCGGTGAACTACTACCTGATTGAAGACGCCACAGTACCTGTTGGTTCTTCATTGGTAGTTGTCGGTGGTGACCAGAAGGTGGTCATGGTTACAGGTGATGCACTTAAAGTAATCACCTCTGCCGCAGCATCAGCCGACGTTATTACTTCTGTATTGAACATCACCTAAGAGGCTTAAATGTCATATATTGGCTCAACCCCAACAACGCAGAATTTCATAGCCGGAACTGACTACTTTAACGGCAATGGCTCAACGACTGCGTTTACATTGTCTCGCCCTGTCGTGTCGGTCAACGACATCCAGGCGGTGGTTAACAACGTCGTCCAAGTACCTAACGACGCATACAACGTCAGTGGCTCAACCATCACGTTCACCTCAGCTCCAAGCTCAGGCACTAGCAACGTCTATGTTCGCTATCTAAGCACAACAACTCAGTCTATTACACCAAGCCAGAACACTGTTTCATACAGCACGTTCAATACTGACATGCAAGGCACATTTGGTGGTAGCTTTAAGAACCGCATCATCAATGGTGCAATGATGATTGACCAGCGTAATGCTGGTGCTAGTGTTGCTGCTGGTAATGCTTACACTTTAGACCGCTGGGTAGTTCGTACAGACTCAGGAAGTGGAAATACAACTCAACAATCAACAACTGCACCAACAGGATTTAAAAATTCTTTAATCGTAACAGTTGGTACAGGAGCAGTACCAGCATCAAATGGTCGCAACTATGTTCAGCAACCAATTGAAGGGTTAAATGTTGCAGACTTAGGATGGGGAACTGCAAGTGCTTCAACTGTAACTCTTAGCTTTTGGGTTCGTAGCTCAGTAACAGGCACTTATGGTGGTGCATTACAAAACTCTGCTGGTGACAGGTCATATCCGTTTACTTACACAATTAGCTCCGCAAACACTTTTGAATATAAATCAATTACTATTGCTGGCGATACTACAGGCACTTGGTTAACCACTAACGGACTTGGTATAAATATGTATATTGGTCTTGGTGTTGGTTCTACACTTAGCGGAACTGCTGGTGCGTGGGCTGGTGCTGATTATCGTAGTGCTACTGGTGCAACTAATCTTGTTGCCACATCAGGAGCAACCTTCTACATCACAGGTGTTCAACTAGAAAAAGGCTCTACTGCTACTAGCTTTGATTACAGACCTTATGGTACTGAGTTAGCTTTGTGTCAGAGATACTGTTTTGTAATGAGCAATACTGATAGTGCGGCTAATAGATATGCTTTAGGTTTTGCAAATTCTTCTACTAAGGGTTATGTAAACACTCCTCATCCAGTACCAATGAGAACAAAGCCATCATTAACAACTACAGGTGCATCAACTTTCCAACTTTCTGATGCAAGTGCTGGAACAGTACTTACTGCAATTAGTATTCAAAGTGTTACATCAGATGTGAATAAAACTTCTTTTGATTGCACAACAGCATCAGGTTTGACTGCCTATAGACCTTATTATTTAGAACCCTATGTTGGTGCTTCAGCCATAACCCTTTCTGCGGAACTTTAATATGTATAAAGTAACTGTAAAAACTTATCTCAATAATGAATATTTAGAAATTATCAGAACTAATCAAGATGGTTCTGCAACTTCTATACCTGAAGACCCAGCCAACACAGACTACCAAGCCTACCTAAAATGGGTAGCTGAAGGCAACACACCATTACCAGCGGACGGAGAATAATATGGCAGTAAGTACAATTCAAAATGCTTCGTTAGCCAGCGGTGTGCCAAGTACGGCTAAGTTGCCCGCTGGCACTGTGTTGCAAGTGGTTCAAGGAACAACATCAACGCCTGTAACAATTACAGCAACATCGTATACGGATACAGGTTTAACTGCTTCTATTACACCAACAAGTGCAACAAGCAAAATTTTAGTTTTAGTAAGCCAACAAATATATATTTACGGAACAACTGATAATGTGGCCGCTGGAACGCAAATAGTAAGAAATTCAACACCTATATTAGTTCCTTTTTCTGACGGAGTTGGTCCATTTGAACCGTATATGGAAATTATTGGTTCATCTCAAATTTATTTTTCTTCTCGCACTTGTTTAAATTATTTAGATAGTCCAGCTACAACATCTTCTGTTACTTACAAAACTCAAGGCAGAATACGCCAAAGTACCTCTGGAAGAAGCGTTAGTTATCAATCAGCTGGAGGTGCGCCTAATGGCACATCAACAATTATTCTTATGGAGATTGCGGCATGATAACTATTCATCAAGCTATCCTTGCACTTAATTCTTCTATCGTAACCATTCGTGGTGACGTAGCTTATGACGCAAACGATAATGTTGTTGCTTACGACAAGGCACAAGCAGAAGCCAAGTTAGCAGAACTACAAGCACAAGCACAAGCTGATTCACAAGCTGCTATTAGTGCAAAGGCTTCTGCACTAGCTAAACTAGCCGCACTTGGCTTGACTGACGTTGAAATTAAAGCCTTAACAGGAAACTAACCTATGAGCTACATCGGTAATATCCCAACAACCGTAGCCTTTCTCGTTGACACGTTCAGCGGCAATGGTTCTACCACAGCATTTACGCTAAGTCAGGCTCCTGCCACTACGTCATCTATCTTGGTGGCAGTCAGTGGCGTGGTGCAAGACCCATCCACCTACAGCGTATCTGGCGTAACACTGACGTTCTCTGGCGCACCTCCAAGCGGCTCAAGCAACATCTCTGTTCGCTTCCTTGGCATCCCTGCATCAGGCGTAGCCACGACAGCCTACAGAACACTAACCACGTTCACTGCTACGTCAGGTCAGACTACATTCTCAGTGCCAAGCTACACAGTCGGTTATATTGACGTGTACCGTAACGGCGTTAAGTTAGGCACTGCCGACTTCACTGCTACATCTGGCACAACAGTCGTGTTGGCTTCTGGTGCTACGGCTGGCGACTTGGTTGAGACAATCAGCTTCTTCGTATCAAGCGTACTAAACGCCATCCCTGCGGTGGCTAATGCGGTAACTGAGACTTATATCAATACTGGTGCGGTGACAACAACTAAGATTGCCGATGCCAATGTGACTCAGGCTAAGTTGGCAAGCGGTGTGGCAGGCAATGGTCCATCGTTTAGTGCTTATCAAAGTTCTTCACAATCAATTAACAATGCAACAGAAACAAAAGTTAATTATCAAACAGAAGAATGGGACACAGCTTCTTGTTTTGATACATCAAACTCAAGATTTACACCAACTGTAGCTGGCTATTATCAAGTAAACGCAAGAGTTGCTTTTACTAGCGGCGACACTAGAGTTATTATAAATTTATTTAAAAATGGTTCTTCTTGGAAAAGAGGAAACGATAGCGGTAGTGCATCAGTCAATAGTGGTATTGTTTCTGCATTAGTGTATTTAAATGGCTCTACAGATTACATAGATGTTTATGCATACCAAGCTAGAGGAAGTGCAAATTCTGTAAGTGCTTTATCTACTGAAACGTATTTCCAAGCATCATTAGTGAGGGCAGCATAATGTTATACGACAAAATCATGGCTCTATACCCTGAGCTACAAGCTAATGACTTTCTTGACACCATTCGTTTAAGAAACGATTCCGATGGCCGTGGTGACTACATCGCAGCCTGGAACCACCCAACATTACCTCGCCCAACTGAGGAGCAACTAAATGACTAATGCCGTAAATATCGCCCAATCGGGTTCAAACAACCAAACCATGCGCAACCGTATCATCAATGGTGCTATGGGCATAAATCAAAGAGGATTTAGCGGAACAGTTACTGCTGATGGTGATTATGGCTTAGACAGATGGCAGATGTTCTCTAGTGCATCATCAAAATATTCTTTATCACAATCATCTGATGCACCTACTGGCTTTATAAATTCTACTTTGGTTACTTCTTTAGCTGCTACTTCTGTTGGTGCTACTGATTACTATTTTATTCGCCAATGTATTGAAGGTTTAAATTGCACAGACTTAGGCTTTGGAACTGCAAATGCATCTACAGTTACTTTATCGTTTTGGGTTAAGTCTAGTTTAACTGGTAGTTTTGGTGGAACTTTAGAAAATAATGCACAAAACAGAAGTTATCCTTTTAGTTTTACAATTAATTCTGCTAATACTTGGGAATACAAATCTGTAACAGTTGCTGGAGATACTACAGGAACTTGGTTGACAACTAATGGTATCGGTATTATGGTTCAGTTTGGATTAGGTGTTGGTTCTACTTATTCTGACACAGCTGGCGCATGGACTTCTAAACCTAGTGCATGGTCAGCCACAGGAGCAGTTTCAGTAGTAGGAACCAACGGCGCAACATGGCAAGTCACAGGCGTCCAGCTCGAAGAAGGCACAGCAGCCTCGCCATTTGAAAATCGTTTGTATGGTACTGAGTTACAGCTTTGCCAACGCTATTACTATCGTTTATTAGGTAATAGTGCTTATGAAGGTATTGGTAATGGTTACGCTATTTCTTATAGTTCAACACAATGCCAAGGGCCGTTTGTAATGCCTGTAAAACTTAGAACATCGCCAAGTCTATCTTACAGTAGTAATTTAAAAGTAAGTGATGTTTATTCTTATTCTAGAGCAGTATCAAGTATGTCAGTTAGTGCCGTAAACAATGGTACTGATTGTGCTTATTTAGACATTGTTTCAAGTAGTTTATCAACAGGCAGAGTTCATTATCTTGGAGCCGATAATTCAACATCAGCTTTTGTTGCTTTTGTTGCGGAATTATAAAATGACACAATATAAATTAGTTAAAACATTAAATCCAATAACACGAGAAATGACGGAATCATCTGTCATGCTAATTGGTGAAGACTACAATTTAAGTATTCCTTTCGCACCCGACAACACCGATTACCAGGCTTATTTAAAATGGCTTGCCGAGGGCAACACCCCGCAACCTGCCGACTCAGGAGAATAATATATGGCATTAACACAAGTACAAGGCCCTTTAGTAAACCCAACGGGCTTAGTTGAGAATGCAACTATTTCTGCAACAGCGGCAACAGGAACAATTAACCTCAACGCTTTAAATGAAAGTATTGTCTACTACACATCCAATGCGTCTGCAAACTGGACGATTAACGTTCGTGGCTCATCTTCTGTCAGTTTAAATACCATGCTGGCAACAGGTCAAGCTGTGACGGTTGTGTTTATAGCAACCCAAGGTGGTACTGCTTATTACAACAACGCTTTGCAGATTGATGGCTCTTCTGTTACACCAAAGTATCAGGGCGGTTCCGCTTGGACAAGTGGTAACATAAACGGCTTAGATGTGTATGTATATACAATCATTAAAACTGCTAACGCAACATTTACGGTTTTAGCAAGTCAAACACAATTTAAATAAGAGTTAACTATGCCAATCTTAGGTACCTTTGCAGCCGCTTCAGCAAGAGGATTTGGTTTAACTACCGCAGGCCGTCTTGTAGCAAATATTGTTATTTCATCTGACACAGCAAACTACACACTAAACACTGCTAAAGTTACTGGATATAAGGCAGGTAAAACAGACGTTACTTTAACAATCAATAATGGTATATTTGTTTCTTCAGCTTCTACAGGTTCATATGCTTTTACAGTAGATAATTCATGGACAACTGGTGACACAATCACAGTAATAAATAATGGAACAATAGTAGGGCGTGGTGGTAATGGTGGTAATGGTGCTCCTCCTTTTGACTTTCCTAGCGGTGGCGGCGGTGGTGGCCCTGCGATTTTAGCTCAATATGCTGTTGCTATTACAAATAACAATAGAGTTGCTGGCGGTGGTGGTGGTGGAGGTGGCGGTTCTTGGGCGCAAGATGGTTCAGCTGGTGGCGGTGGTGGTGGTGGTGGTATTGGAGTTAGTAGCGGCGGTAGTGGTAGAAATGGTGGTGGTAATGGGGGAAGTGGCACATTAACATCAGCTGGTAATGGTGGAGATGGCGGCGGCGGCGGTGGTGGTGAAACAGTCCCCGCTGGTGCTGGGGGTAATGGAGGTACATACGGCAGTTCAGGTGCAGGAGGTGCTCCAGGTGCTGGCTCCGGAGGTTCTGGTGGTGGTGGAGGTGCGTGTACTCAAGGTGGGCCAACGTTTATAACATGGGTTGTTGCGGGAACTCGTAACGGCGCGTTAAATTAATTAAGTAGGAGTTGAATATGGAATATATTATTAGAAGTTTTGACAAAGAAAACGGTCAAATCAATGTAGAGTACGCAGGAAAATGGACATATGCTATTGACTTACCAATAGAAAACAACGCTTTCCCAGTAGGTGACAGATTAGAAGAAATTATTCAAGGTATGGCTCCCGTTTGGTTAGTTGAAAGACAAACCGCTTTAGCTTCTAATCCTCAAAATGCGGATGTTATTGAAGCGCTAGTTCAGCCTTATCCTGTGGTGGTATCGCCCGTAAGCACAATATAAAGACTAAATAATGACTACAGATAACGGAGTGGACCTCTACAAATACGGCAAACTGGTAGCTCAGGTAGAGTCTATGGAAAAGAAGATAGACAAGCTGGAGACTAACATGGAACAGCTACTTGAGCTCGCCAACAAATCTAAGGGTGGCTTCTGGATGGGTATGGTCATTGCATCCGGAGTCGGCGGTTTGGTTACCTATCTAACTAGCTTCTTCCACAAATAATATGTTACCAATTGCATCCATACTAGATGTTGGAATGAAGGTGCTAGATAAGTTTATTCCAGACCCAGAAGCTAAAGCCAAGGCTCAAGCTGAGTTATTGAAGATGCAACAAGAGGGTCGTTTGGCTGAACTTAATGCTGACAATATTGAGAACCAAGAACTGACCAAGCGCCAGCAAGCTGACATGGCTAGTGATTCTTTTCTTTCCAAGAACATACGCCCAGCAACACTTATATTTATTTTGAGTGTATATACGGCGTTTGCGATTATGAGTGCGTTTGAAATGAATGTGCATCAACCCTATGTTGAACTGCTAGGACAGTGGGGCATGTTGATTATGTCTTTTTACTTTGGTGGTCGTACGCTAGAGAAGATTATGGATATGAAAGCTAAGAAATGAACCTAAGCCCTAACTTTACGCTTGAAGAACTAACCATCAGTGAAACGGCTTTAAGGCACAACTTAGATAACACTCCAAATCCTACTGCCCAACAAAACCTAGTTCGCCTAGCTAATTTTTTAGAAGAAGTGCGTAAGGTATTAGGCAAGCCGGTGATGATTAACTCAGCTTATCGTGGTCCGTTGGTTAATGCCGCTGTAAAAGGCTCTAAGAATAGCCAGCATTTAATAGGGTGCGCGGCAGATATTAGAGTACCTGGAATGACTCCAGACGCAGTGTGCCGAGCTATTATTGCCTCAGAGCTTCAGTATGACCAGCTAATCCGTGAGTTTGATTCTTGGACACACATTAGTATCCCTGATAAACAAGGCTCAACGCCAAGAGGCCAAACTCTTATTATTGATAAAACTGGGACACGGTCTTTTTCCTAAAGTTTGCATTAGTAGTAGTATGAAATCACGACTAACATTCTGGGTAGTTTACATTTTTTTCGTTATAATCATGACCTTACATGATTATCCACTGTCTTTAAAAAAGTCGGAAGTGGGTATTACAACATCCACCATCGAGCTTATTAAGCACTTTGAGGGTGTTAGACATCAGGCTTACGATGATGGATATGGCAACATGACCATTGGCGTAGGGCACCTTATCAGAAACAATGAGCCACACCTTTACTACGCCACCCTGTCAGACAGGCAAGTAGAAGACCTCCTATTAAGCGATATGAGGCCCTGTGAGGACGTTATTAAGTCTGGGGTAACCCTACCCCTTACCCAGGGACAATTCGACGCTCTAATGAGCCTTTGCTTTAATATTGGACATGATAATTTTAAACGTTCACACACTGTCTATTATCTAAACGGTGGAGACTATATGTTAGCGGCCAGGTCCATGCTGAATTGGGACAATCCTAAGTCCTTGACAAAGCGAAGACACATGGAACACAAACTGTTTATCAATGGGGCCTAGTGGCCTTTTTTTGTGCATAAGTAGTATTAGGGATGTGCACAATCCCATTCAACCATTTAACCTCGAGGAAATACCATGGAAGGCTTCAAGAAAAACCCTAAGATTGCATGCTTCAAAGAAGGCGGCCAAGTGGGATACAAGGCACGCAACACTCCAGCTTGCGACGCAAAAGACATGAAACAAGACAAGAAAATTGTTAAAAAAGCTGTCGGTCAGCATGAGTCAGCAAAGCACAAAGGTGAAGGCAAGACAGAGTTAAAATTAAAAAATGGTGGTCGTTGCAAAAAAGAAACCGGCACAGTTAAGAAATACCAAAAGGGTGGCGAAGTTGGACTTAAAGGCAATCAAGACAAGATTGATAAAAATGATAACGGTAAGATTGATGCTGAAGACTTTAAGTTATTAAAGAAAAAAGACGGCGGTTCAATTAAAAAATGCAAAGACGGCGGCGAAATTATTGGTATGAAAAAGACAGCAGCCGACAAGAAAGACATTGCTAGTATTAAGAAAAAAGGTTCTGCACCAAAGAAAGCAGCCCCTAAGACAAAATCAGCTCCTGCTAAACCAATGACTATGGCAGAGCCAGAGTTCCCAGCGGAAGGCGAAATGCCAATGTTCCAATATGGCGGCAGTGTTCCTGTAGGTCAAGGCACTATGTCTGATATGGACCGCAAGATGATGGAATTAGAAAGACAGCGCAAGATGGCTCGTACTAACAACGCCATGGGCGCAGGTTTAACACCAAGCCAAATGGGTCAGTTTGCTGGTCAAGAGATGGCAGGACAAGGCGCAATCTCAGACATGGAACGTCAAAAAGCTATGCCAATGATGGGACAGGGAGCTATGACAGATGAAGAGCGTGCATTGTTAAAAGGTATTACTGCAATTGGTCGTGCTTGCGGAGGCTCAATATAATGAAAGACTTTAAGTGCCTTCCTAAAATGAAAACCGGTGGTTCTGTTAAAAAATATTCAGAAGGTAACATTGTTGAGGGAAACAAATCTGCTATTAAATCTGCTATTAAAAATCCTGTAGATTTAAAACCGGGGTTAACTGCTAAATCTGGCAGTGATAGAAGTTTTATAGATAGTAATAAAGGATACAAAGTAGAAGGCATTGATATGCCGACACAAGAATCAAAAAGAAAAAATATTCCAAGGATTGATGGTGGAAGTAATCCAGCTCGAGAAAAGCTAAAAGAGCACTTAGTACCTTTAAAAAATGGTGGCAAAGCAAAACGCGGGAATAAGAAATAATGCCTTATAAGTCAGAAGCACAACGCGGCGCAATGGGCGCTGCGGCGGCTGGCAAGAGCACCCTTGGCATACCTAAGAAGGTTGGCAAGGAGTTTATAAAGGCTGGTCCAGCATCTAAGAACCTACCTAACAAGGTGCCTAAAAAAGCAGCAGGCAGAGGAAGATAAAACGTGGCGTACTCAAACACACAAAACCAAACTAAAATTAAAGTTGCTCAATTAATTGAGTACGCGTTCCGTGCCGCTGGTAAGACAGCAGAAGAACAAACACCTCAGTACATTGACGCTGCCAAGCAAGCTCTTTACTACATCCTACAAGACCTACCTAACAAAGGTGTTAACTTGTGGATGATTAAAGAGATTTTAATTGGTATTGTCAATGGACAAAAGGTGGTTGACCTACCAGCTACGACAATTGGTATTCGTGCAGCAAACTGGTCATATCAAGTAGCACCACAAATATCAGCAGCCCTACCTACTGCAAACGCAAACGCGTCAACATTGTTTGACGGTAACTTAAATGGTTTTGCAACGTCAATCTCTGGCGCTAATAATTGGTTTGGTGCATCTTACAGTGCAGGTCAAAGAATTACCAACGTAGGATTTAATGCTTACGTTGCAGGCGGTGGTTCAGCGACGTACAATTTAATTTTAGAGTCAAGCGAAAACGGAAGCACATGGTCTACCATAGAGACATTACCTACGACTGTTTTGCAAGATGGTACATGGGCATACTACCCAATTGACACTACAGTCAACCACAACTACTACAGATTGCGTGAGACAGTAGCATCTACATTCTCATTGCGTCAAATTACATTCAACTACGTGCAACAAGTTATCCCGATAGCTCCTTTGAACCGTGACGATTACTTTTCACTTCCACAGCAAGCCTTTGCCTCTAATCGTGCTCTACAGTATTGGTTTGATAAAAAAATTGACCCACAAATCCGTATCTGGCCTGTGCCTAACAATGACTTCCAAATGTTGCAGATGGTATTAGAACTGCAGCCTTGGGACGTAGGTAATCTTAGCAACGAGCTCTACGTACCTAACCGTTGGTTGCGCGCCGTACAGGCAATGCTAAGCCACGAATTGGCGCTACAACTGCCGGGTATTGATTTGAACCGGGTTCAGTACTTAGAAGCCCAGGCAATGAAACATTTACAAGGCGCTGAAAACGGCGAGGAAGACGAACTACCAATTTTCCTTAGACCTAACTACTCTTACTACACAAGGTAATCATGCCAGCATATGTAATGACCTACAACAATCTTGTTCAGGATATCATTAGATATTCTGAGCGAGATGACGCATCTTT